GTCTTTTTTTCCTTACTGGGTACCGAGGGGCAAAATGACCGCCCAACCAAAACCAACAAAAAAACCGCAAAAACGGGCAGAACCTCGCGAAATCTCGGGCAATTTGGAAGCAATCGACGAAATGATCGCAGCTCTAAAAGCGGCCGGTCGGCTCGAGCGCGTGGACGCGGCCCGGGTGCAGATCGCTCGCCGGCTCGCTCGGGCGGTCGACGAGAACCCCGAAAATGTAGGACTATGGCAACAGTACCGCGCAGCAGAGGCGGTCCTCAGAGAGGTAACGGAAAATGACGATGACGGCCTCGCCGATCTCTTCCAAGCTTTCGACGCCGCGGTACGCGACGCCGAGAACCCCAAGCCGGCGAAGTCGCGGCGCTGAAATTGCGGCCGTTGCGCAGATCCTCGGCAAGCCTCTCCTCCCGTGGCAAAGGCTCGTCGCCGATGTCGCCGGCGAAGTCCTCGAAGATGGCCGCCCCGCCTACCGTTCGGTCGTTCTTCAAGTCCCTCGTCAGGCTGGCAAGACGTCTCTCATGCTGGCATTTATGGCGCACCGGGCGCTCCGATGGGGTGTCCCTCAAAACGTGGTCTATACAGCGCAGACCGGCTTCCACGCTCGAGACAAGTTCCGCAACGATCACGTCCCGATTCTGCAAGCCTCAAAACTCGGACCGCTCATCGACCGAGTGTTTATGGGCGCCGGCCTCGAGGCGGTCGTCTTTAAGAACGGCTCACGGATTCTCCCCCTCGGTTCGACGACTTCAGCGATGCACGGAAAAACCCTAGACCTTGTCGTCATCGACGAGGCCCGCTTCGACAAAACCGCCGACCGTGAAGCTGGAGCCCTTCCCGCTATGGCCACCCGGGAAGACGCGCAGCTCTTCATCATTTCCACCGCCGGCGATATCGAGTCCACGTTCTTCCGCCAAAAAGTCGAGCAAGGCCGGGCCGCCGTCGAGGAGGGTCGGGATACTGACATCGCCTATATCGAATGGTCCGCAGGCGACGACGACCTCGACGACCCGGCGACTTGGTGGGAGATGCATCCGGCTCTCGGACATCTGATTACCGAGGACACGATCCGTCACGCGAAAGCGACCCTCTCCCCTGACCAGTTCGCCCAAGAGTACGGCAACCGGTGGAGCGCCGCCTCGGAGACGCTGATCGACCCGAAGGCGTGGCAGAAGATTCAAGACCGCAAGGCGGCCCCAGACGGCGACCTCTCGTTCTGTCTCGATGTCGCCCTCGACCGTTCGCGGGCTTCGATCGCGGTCGCTGACAAAGCGGGCCGGGTTGAAATCATCGACTCCCGGGAAGGTGTCGCATGGGTCGGGCAACGCTGCCAACAGCTCTCACGCCGCTATCGGCGGCCGATCGTCGTCGACGGCTACGGCCCCGCAGCCACCCTCCTCGAACCCCTCGAGGCGCTCGGAGTGCAGCTGCACAAGTACGTTCTGAAGGATGTCGTCGCCGCGGTCTCTCTCTTCTATGACGCAGTCCACGCCGGCACCCTCAAGATTCGACCGAACGAAGGACTCGACGTAGCCGCCGCCGGGGTGCGGAAGAAGATCATCGGCGGTGCGTGGCTCTGGGCTCGAAGCGACGTGAATCTCGACATCACCCCACTCTTCGCGGCGACGATCGCATGGCACCACGCGACACACAAGAAACCCGAACCGACTAAAAGGAGCTTCGCCTACTAATGCGCTATTACCTACCTTTGCAAGCGATCGGCACTACGCTTATCAGTGTGGCGCTCTTCCTCGTCTCTGTCCCCCTCGGGATCGGCTTCCTCGGGCTTGCGCTGACCGCGTTCGGTATCGCACTCGAAAGAAGCTCGGATGCTCAATAAGCTACTCACGCGCCAAAAGGTAACCACCCCGTCAGGCGCGTCGGTCGACTCATACGGTCGGATCTCCCGCTACCCCGCGGACACTTGGGCCGGTACCTACGTCGACACCTTCACCGCGATCTCCGTCCCCGGCGTCTGGCGAGCAGTCACCCTAATCTCCGACGCGATCGGCGGCCTCCCCTTGCAGGCGTACCGCAACGGCGAACCGATAGACACCCCTCCGATACTGTCTCGCCCTAACCCGCCAGAGACACGAATGGAAACGATCTCGGCCGCCGTCGCGACTTGCATCATCCACGGCAACTACGTCGCCATCCTCGGACCATTGGGACCCAACGGATACCCGGAAACGATTTATCCGGTCAACCCTGAGCGCGTCACGTTCCGCACTCATGAAGGCCGCCGCCAATACATCATCGATACGATCGTCTTCGACCAGTCGGAAGTCATGCACGTTAAAGGCTTCTCACTCCCCGGCGAGCATGTCGGCCTCGGTATTCTCTCGGCGCAACGACAAGGACTCGGCGCGTCGATCGCGATGCACGAATACGCGGCCCGCTACTTCTCCGGCGGCACCACCCCATCGGTGGCGCTCATCACCGAAAACCCAGACCTCACGCAAGAAGACGCCGACCTCATGAAACAAAAGTGGCTCATGGCATACGGCGGCCGTAGCCGCGAGCCCGTCGTTCTCGGGAACACGAAGGTTCAAGTCGTGCAGGACAACGCGACCGAGTCGCAACTCACCGAACAAAAGCAATTTGACCTTACCGAGGTCGCGAACATGCTCGGTATCCCCGGCTACTACTTGGGCGCACCGAACACTTCACGCACCTACTCAAACGTCGAGCAGGAGCAGCTCCAACTCTTACGCTTTACACTTCTTCCGTGGATGATCCGCTTCGAGCAAGCGTTCTCCGATCTACTGCCACGCGGACAAGTCGCGAAGTTTAACGTCGACGCTTTCCTTCGCGCCGACACACTCACCCGCTATCAAGCCCATCAGATCGCTCTACAGACCGGATTCCTTTCGCTAGACGAAGTGCGCAGACTCGAGGACCTTATGCCGATGGAAGGCGAGCAGCTCGACGCCGGCCCCCTAGAAGTAGACCCGAACGAGGAGGACCTCGTCAATGACTGAACTCCGTTCCTACGACATCGACCTCGAGGTACGTCGCACCGCATCCGAACGCATCGTCGCCGGGATTGTGGTGCCGTATAACGTCGAGCAGCGCATTAACCGCCAGCTCACCGAGGTCTTCCTCCCCGGTGCATTTCAGGCCGTGACACGCGCCGCGCACCGCGTGAAACTTCTCACGCAACACGACGCCTCACAACTCCCCGCAGGACGCGGACAACTATTGAAAGAAGAAGCCCGCGGACTCTACGGAGAGTTCTACGTGTCAAAGACGCAACGCGGCGACGAACTTCTCGAGCTTGTCGCCGACGGTGCCGTCGACCAATTCTCCGTTGGCTTCGTCCCCCTGAAAGACAACCGTCGCGCCGACGGTGTCGTCGAGCGTGTTCGTGCGCACCTCGCCGAAGTCTCCCTCGTCACGTTCGGCGCATACGGCGAAAAAGCTCTCGTCGAATCAGTACGCGAAGAATCAACCACGCCGAACCTCGACGCGGCCAGAGAAATCTTAGAAGGGTTCAGCCGATGATCGGCCAGCAGCACACCGTCACCACAAGCCCCACCCTCGTCGTCGACTCAGACTCCACGAACCGGACGATCGTCCTTCACGCAATCGGAAACGGAACGATCTATCTCGGTGGATCTAACGTCACCTCTTCGACTGGGTTCTATCTCGACAAGGCGGCCGGTGCCGTCGTGATGCAACTCCCACCCGGCGAGAAGCTTTACGGAATCGTCGTCAGCGGGACGGATGTTATCTCGACGCTCCTTCCGGACGCCTAGATGCCGTGGCATATCGAGGCGAATAACCCGGGATGCTCCGGGTACGCCGTAGTGAAAGACGCTGACGGGGAAATCGAAGGTTGTCACAGGACCCGCGGCCAAGCCGAACGCCAACTCGCCGCCCTCAACATCGCCGAATCCGAAGCCCGTTCCCCGTACTCGCCGACTCAGGCGATGCGCGAAGAGGCCGCCCGCGGCCTTGCATGGCGCGAAGAGTACGGTCGTGGGGGCACCGCGATCGGCGTCGCCCGGGCGCGTGACATTTCCAACGGCCGCCAACTCCCTCTCGAGACGGTCGCCCGGATGGTCTCCTATTTCGCCCGCCATGAGGTCGATAAACAGGGGCAAGGCTGGAGTCCCGGCGAGGACGGTTACCCCTCAGCAGGGCGGATCGCGTGGGCGCTCTGGGGAGGCGACCCCGGCCGCTCATGGGCTGAAGAGATCCTCGCAGCCGAAGAGCTGGAAGACGAAGAAGACGACGAAATGGAAGAGGAAGAGGAAGAGGTCGAAGAAGACCGCGCCGTCGACTTCCCGCGTCGCCGCGAAATTGAGGAAATGCTCGCACAACTCCGCGCCCGACGTTATTCTTAAATCAGCGACACCCCGCAGCGAGACACCCCGCGACCGCGGCACCTCTCCAAGAACGGCACCTCGAAACCCCAAAAGCCCTTCTTTTACTGGAGAAAAACCATGAACGCATTTCTCGCCAAGCTGCAAGAGCAGCGCTCGGCAAAGACCGGCCTCATCGACGCGACCCTGAACCGGGCAGTCGACGAAGCCCGCGATATCACCGAAATCGAACTCGCCAACATTCAAGCCCTCAAGCTCGAGGTCGAGAAGCTCGACGAGCGCATCTCCCAGATCGCCGACATTGAGAGCCGTAACGCCGCGAACGCTGAGATCGCCGCCAAGCTGGAAGCAGCTTCGCCGGTCGAAACCCGTCAGGGCGGCTACAAGGTGACCTCGGAAGAGCCCACCTATCACGCACGTTCGGCTAACGACTTCCTCGCCGACGCTATGGCCGCCGAGTTCGGTGGCTCATACGAAGCTCGGGAGCGGATCGCCCGCTACCAGAACGAGGTCCGCCTCGAGAAGCGTGACTCCGGCTCGAGCAACTTTGCCGGCCTTGTCATCCCCCAGTACCTCGTCGACCAGTTCGCGCCGCTCCGCCGTGCGGGTCGCCCGACGCTGGACATCTCGACCAACGCGGCACTCCCCGCGCAGGGCATGACGGTCAACATCGGCCGCCTCACCACGGGGATCACCTCGTACGTTCAGGCTTCGGAGAACACCGCCCCGACCGAATCGTCCCCGGATGACACGCTCCTCACCGTGAACGTGAACACCGTCGCCTCGATGTTCGACATCTCGAAGCAGGCCGTCCTCCGCGGCACTGGCGTCGAGACGCAGCTCCTCGGCGACGCAGTGCGCAGCTACCAGACCAAGCTCGACGGCCTCGCCGTTAACGGCTCGGGCTCGAGCGGCGAACACCGCGGAATCCTGAACACCTCGGGCATCGGTTCGGTCACTTATACCGACGCCTCACCAAGTTGGAGCGAGTTTTTTGGCAAGTTGGTGGAAGCGATCTCGGACATCTCGAGCGACTTCTACGGTCACGCGACGCACATCGTCGCGCACCCGTCGCTCATCGGATGCTGGCTCCGCGCCCTCGACACGACAAACCGTCCGATCTTCAACGCAACCGCGGGCAACCCATTCAACGCCCCCGGCACGTTTGACCGCCCCGGCTACGACCTCGGCGGCCTGCAGATCCTCGGTATCCCGGTCGTGGCAGATGCCAACGTCCCGACGAACCTCGGCACCGGCACCAACGAGACCGCGGTCATCGTCGGTGACTTCCGTGAGAGCTACATTTGGGAGGATCAGGGCGGGAACCCGCTCTACGTCCGCTTCGAGCAGCCCGACGGAAACATCGCCATCCGCACGGTCGTCTTCGGCTTCTCGGCGTACACCGCCGGCAAGTACCCGACGGCGTTCTCGGCGATCACCGGCACCGGCCTCATTACCGCAAACTGGGCCTAGTCCCCTTGCCTAGTGTTCCCGGTCGTGCAGAGCGGCCGGGAACTCTGACGCCATGCTGAACGACGCGCTAATCCGAGCCTATAAAGCAGAGCTAGAGGCATACGTCCGCCGCGGTCTTACAGATCGAGCGGAGCAGGTTGTCGCGCAGTTAGTCGCTCTGGGGTGCGAGGAGTTCCTTTCGACGAAGACCTCCTCGGCTCTGTCACCCCAGAGCGGCGCCACCCCCAAGAAGAAACCCGCACCGAGGAAGGCGCCTAAGAAGTGACGATCACTAACGGCTACGTCACCCTCAACGAGCTGAAGGCATACCTCGACATCCCCGTCGCGGATATAACTGAGGACGCCCTCCTCGAGCAGATCGTCGAAGCTGCATCCCGCTCCATTGACCGGATCGCCGGCCGAACCTTCTCCCTCGACGCGGCGGCCACAGCCCGCTACTACCGCACGAACGACCCCTACTCGCTCATTGTCGACGACATCGGTTCGACGACAAGTCTCGCCGTGGCGCTCGATACTTCAGGCGGCGGGACCTATCCGACGGCCGCCGTCTATAACACCGACTTCATCGTCGAACCTCTCAACGCCCTAGCAGAGGG